CTAACCCCACCAAGAGAAAGACCAAGGGCGGGATTAGCAAGTTCTGCAATAGTTGGTTATCACGTTGTCAGGATCAAGGCGGGAGTTCACCTAGCAGCTTTCAATCAAGACCTGCTAACAAAGAAATGCGCTTGAGAGACATTCCGCTGGATGCTTCTTTAACCGATGTATCTTGGATCGATGATCCTTCAGAGAGAAAGATGGCTATTGATTACTATCTCGCTACACGCGGTTTCTATTTCGATGGAAAGGAGATGCAAAATGCCTGCTAGTAACGACCCAAGATATGTAATGTTTAAAGGCGATCACCCTTATTTTGAAGACGGGGAGAGATATACTTATTCTCAATATTCTAATTGGACTGAGCAGAACTGCGAAGACGGTGGGGTTAAATTATCCACAATAAAAGGCAGACTGGCTAAATCACATTACTGCGAGAATCACCATTTGTTAAGCCCTAAGAAGTTTATGCTGCGGCAAGACAGAGTGGTTAATGCCAAAGGTTTCCACCACGCGGCTAGGCAAAACGTATTAACCCAATCAAGACTATCTTCTGAGGAAGCTTTTAGTCAAAAGTGGTTGAGCAAAAAATGGTGAGTAAATAATGAAAGCCGATACGACTACAGTTGAAAATGAGTTTCAGCTAAATGCTTATATTGATCTGGTGAAAAATAACCTCAAAGCTCATGGAGCCGTCACTTACAGTTACAAAAAAGGCCGAAGGCGCAGTGGTGTTCAGAATAACAGCCTTCAGCTTTATTGTCAGAGAATGGCTGATGCTTTAAATGATGCTGGATTTGATATGAAATATATCATGAAAGATGATGCAGACATTCCTTGGTCAAAAGATAGCGTCAGGGAGCATTTATGGATGGGCATCCAGAAGGCGGTGACTGGGAAATCTAGCACTACAGAGCCATCCACTACCGAATATGTCAGCATTTATGATATATTGAATCGCCACATGATTAACAAACATGGTATAGCGGTGGAGTGGCCGTCGAATCCAGCGCATGAAATGATCAAAAGGAAAAAGTAGGGGCTAAAATCGACCCGCAAAAGGAAAAAGTAATGGCTAAAATTGACCCGCGAATTCTTCAAGAGTATGCCCAGTCTTCGAGACAGACAGAAGTTATAGAAGCTGTCATCAAACACGGCTCGGCAAATAAAGCATCAAAAGCGTTAGGGTGTAATAGAAAAAATGTTGACCGAATCCTTAAAGCCGTAGAAGGCTATGCTGCTAAAGCAGGCGTTGCTCCGCACAGGGATTTAACGCACCAGACGGCAGAAGGTTTTGAAGCTAAACGAATCTCAACAGCATACAAGGAAGACGGCTCAGTAGCCCTCCAATGGGTCATTCAAGAGCCTGAGAAGGTTAGCCTTAAAGAACGCCTTGCCTTAATGATAGATGGCGTTAAAGACGATTTAAAAGGGTTTAAGAAGCCAGCCAAGGAACCTGCGAAGGTAAACGCTGATTATCTAGCGATGACAATAATTGGTGATCACCACTTCGGGATGCTGGCTGATTCAGAAACTAAATTAGACAATGACGACTGGGACGTTAAGATCGCAACCAAGGTTCTAATTGACGCAACCGATAGGCTGGCGAACAGGGTAGGCGATGCCGAGGTCGGTGTTCTTCTTAATGTAGGTGATTTTTTCCACGCAGATAGCAGCTTCAACACCACGACCAAGGGTACGCCAGTAGATGTAGATACCCGAATAGGAAAGACGTTTAAGCTGGCTGGCAGGTTGTTCCAGATACTTATCGATAAAATGCTATTAACCCACAAAGAAGTTGTGGTTATTAATGTGCGCGGCAACCATGATTCTGATATGGCCTGCCACCTGTCAAGCTGTTTAGAGCTTTTATACGCTGAAGAGCCACGGGTAAAAGTGTTGCCAAACTACTCAAAGTTTATTCATTTCCAATGGCATAACAACCTGTTTGTCTTTCATCATGGGGATCGGATGAAGCATGAGCAGATTTTACAAACGGTGATTAAGAACTTAGACGATGAGTGGAGCCAGTCGAAAAATCGTTACTGTCATTTAGGGCATATTCACCACCATACATCCAGAGAAATCGGCTCTATGCACTTTGAACACTGGGGCAGCCTGACCTCCACGGATCAATGGCATTCAGATTCTGGCTACGGAGCAGAGAGATCAATGACCGCAGTCGTTTACCATAAAGATCATGGGGAAGATTCTAGGGTTAAAATCACAATAGGTGGGCTGGATGGATAATGTTATCAAATTTACACTTGGCGGGATTAAGGTTACTAAGATGGATTGCGAATGCGGTTATCCTCTTGAGTTTTGGATGGGCGATGATGACTGTGCTTACGGCATGTGCAGTCGCTGCAATCTTGAGCACGCTGATGAAGTTACTGTACCCAGAGGAGATATCGAAGAATGGCAGCATTAGATAAGCAGGTAGGCGGTCATCATTATGCAAGCATGAAGATTCAGCCAATTGATTACATTTTAAAAAATGAGCTTGGTTACTGTGAAGCCAATGTCATTAAGTACATTTCTCGGCACAAAACAAAGAATAAGAAACAAGATATTCTAAAAGCCATCCATTACTGTGAAATTATCCTGAGAACTCAATATGCGGAAGAAGCCAGCGAAGAAGAAATCTACAACAGCTAAAGAGGTTGATAATGCGGCAAAGCTTCTGCAAAGACTTGTAAGATTAAAGGCTTCAGATGATAACGGGTACTGCCAGTGCGTAACCTGCGGGAAGATAGACAACTACAAAAATATGCAGGGAGGGCATTTTTACAGCAGGCGGCATACAGTGTTTAAACTTTTTGAAGAAAACATCAACCCTCAATGTGCTGGGTGCAATATGTTTGGCATGAAAACTACTAAAATTCAGGAGGCGTACAGGATATACATGGAGGATATGTATGGGGCCAGAAGAATTAGGGCAATGCAAAGATTATCTTGGAGGGCTTCGCCTAAGTTTAACAGGGACGAGGTTATTCAGTTCGCCAGAGACTTAAAGGAGCAGATCAAGGATCAAGAGTGGAGAATCGGGGAAATGTAATCTTTTTTAACTTATTTTGTTATTTAGTGAACAAAAAAGTTTACTTTAGGAAAGAAAGGGCGCATAGTTACACCTCAATCAACGAAACAAGGTTTACCCCATGAACATTATCCAATCAGTTACTAGCCGCATCGAGTCTTACCGCAAAGAAAACAAAAGCCCTTGCAAGAATTACGCTACCGAAGCGGCAGCGGAAAAAGCAGTTGCTAAGATCGCTAAGATGGTAGGTGAGCATCACATGCTTGACCAGCCTGCAAATTATGTTGTATTTTTTAACGAGGCATGGGGCAGATGGAATGCAGCAATTGATCTTAATGGGGTTGTTTCTAACCCTAAATCTTGTGGCGGCTATATTGGACTAGCTTGTGATAAGGGTTTTTACACTTACTAATTAAACCGCCCCCTACGGGGGGCAATCAAAAAACAAAGGGGAATAAAATGAAAATTAAAGTCGAATGTACGCTTGAGGTTGATACAACAGTAATCAAGCAATTAATGCAGGAAAGGTGTCTAGCTGATAGTGAAGAGACTATTCAGTTCTTTATTAGGTCTCACGTTATATCTGCTGGCGTAGGGGTTTTGAGTGACGCACTTTACGATTGTAATCTTCCGGATGCTATTGATGTAATCAAAACAAACATATAAGGGGAATAAAATGATTAACTATCCATATAAAATCGACCAAGTCAAAAACGAGATAGCCCGTAAAAAGCATCAAGAAAACCGCGCAGGGTTTATTGGCGCAATAGTATTACTGGCTCTGTACTGCTTCGTCTCGACGATGGAATACAACGACTGCATCAATATGGGAATTTGCTAATGACTATTCAAAGCGTACAACAAAACCTTGAGCTAATGGTTAGCAACATCCAATCATCTTATAAAAACTGGGATGGCGATTTAATTGACCTGACTGATTACGACAAGGATTCGGCTTGTTATTCGTTTTTGTTGCAAATGGATAGCTGGCTTGATGATGTCTTGCCTCCTTGTATTATTGATCAGAAATCGTTTTTGGATAAGCTATACCATGACCTTGAATCTGATGCGTGTTCCATCCTGCTTAAAAATGCTATCTATTTACACCTTGAAACTACCTTGCGCGATTTGGTTCAAGAGGCGTATTATTCGGTTAATAACATCCAGCAGGAAGCTTTTGCTGGTTACGCAAGAGGTGCGTGATGCAATTTTTAATTGGTATATTAGTTTGTTCGGCAGTATTAATAATGCTCCAAGGTTCATGGTTAATGGTCATGGACGCTGAAGAACGATACAAAAAGCGTCAAGAAGAAAAGAGCATTGAAGCTGATGACGGTGAACCAGAAAATCACTGGGCAAGGTTAAGAAAAGCCTACCCAGCAATAGAAAAAGAGGATATCCACAATGGATAAATGCGAATATTGCGAAGGGGTGGTGAAAACCAAAAAAGCACAAATTTATTGTAAAAATGACGCACGATGCCCTTACTGCTACGGCTCTGGTGACTTTTATTTAAGCAGTGGTGTCTACGGTTCTTGCAGTTGCGCCTACAGCTTTGGCCCTTGGTTCATGTGCGATGTTTGTGACGATTGCGGAACAACAGAAATAAACCAAAGCAGGAAAAGATCATCAAGAAGAGTTCGCGCTCATTTGCGGTTAATGCTCATAAAAAAAGACACGAAAATCATGAACAGGATAGAGTCTTTATTTTCTAGCGGTATGGCTTGGAGTAATAGAAAAGAATGGCACATAGATCACATCAGGCCAATAAAGTCATTTTTAGACAGCGGTATAACTGATTGCGATATTATAAATAAGCCCTCAAATTTACAACCTTTGTGGGCTAAAGATAACTTGGAGAAGGCGGCAAGGTACGAATAGTGTTGCATACTATGTTAGTTCGGCACTAGAAGGCTTAAATATAACCTAAGAAAAAGAGGATATCCACAATGGATAATGTTAAAGAGTTTATAGCCAAAGCGCATAAAAGTGCTGACAAATCCATTTTGAACGCGCAGAAAAGTGTTTCTATGGTTGATGTAGAAAAGGTTAAGGAGTGGTTGAGCAAGCCGATGGTGGTTAAAACAGGGCATTTTGCAGGGGTTTATTTTGCCCTATTTGCAATACTGATGTATCAGGTTATCATGTTCTAGCCAGAGGTTGCATAACCCTCCTCCTGCCAGCCTGATCCACTGGCGGCAAAGACGGATCACTAGCCAAGGTTCCTATTGACCTTTTGAGCCAGCTTAGTCCACTGGTGGTGCAGACGGACTACTTATTAAAAGGAAAAGATATGTTTTTAACAGAAAAATGGAAAGAAAAGACAGCTCAAGAATTAAAGTTTTACAGTGAACCGACAATGGTTAGCAATTGTATGCGGACACCTGATGGAACTGTCCTAACTTCGCATCATCGGCATGATTATGTCACTCACATTGATAAGAACGGCAAAGAGTACATACTTGATGGCGGCATAGACTACATTATATGTTCAGATAATGGTGATGAGGAAATGCTTACTGTGTTTGATGATGCGCCTCATGAAGTGCTAAGAGATTGCGTTGCATGGGGGACATACGGTAAAGAAGGCGATCAACCTTTGTCATTTGTTTGTATTGCTGAAATGGAAACGGAGCATTTGCAAAGCTGCGTATTTGCTAAAGGGAGGAGAATGAAGGCGGTTATCAAGAAAACAATGAAAAATGAGCTGGAATATCGCATAAAGACTCAAACTCCCGCATAGCCTAAATGGTATAGCCTGCATCGACAACAATCATTTCAAAACAACTTTCTGAACACCTATAATTGCGGTCCATTAACGAACTGGATACTACCGTGATTATTTATATGATTATCTTCATCCTTGCCTCCCTGTCAGCCGTTGCCGTTGACGACCTAAGTTAATTTACATTTCTGATTAAAAACCGTTACAATACGCAAACTAATTGACGTTATAGGTGTCAAATGGATTCGTTAAGCGTATCCTCGAAGATAAACGATTGCACATTCTTTGATCTTGATGACTTGCTGGCTGAGTTTGACGGTATTATTGACTCGATCATGCAAACAGACATACAACGCCATCAAGTACGCTTGGCTGTTGCTGATTGGTGCGAGACCGTTGACGCAGTGATCGGGGAACTAGAAAGCCTTGACTACCTGCATAATGATTACCAAGACACATCACTGCTAATGGCTGATGTCACATTCGGCACGGAGACATAATGCTATCAATTGAATATAAGGCTACTGGGGAGATTATCCCTTATATTAACAACTCAAGAACACACAGCGAACAGCAAATCCAGCAAGTAGCGGCAAGCATTAAAGAGTTTGGCTTCACTAACCCTATCTTGATAGATCATGACGGAGGAATTATAGCGGGTCACGGACGCTTACAGGCCGCTCAATTGTTAAAGATGGATGATGTTCCCACTATCACGCTAAAAGGGCTTACAGAGGCGCAGAAGAAGGCATACGTTATAGCGGATAACAAGCTTGCGCTTAATTCAAGTTGGGATGATGAACTGTTAAAGATAGAGTTAGAATCTTTATCTGACAGCGGCTTTGATCTTGACCTTCTTGGTTGGGAAGTGTTACCTGATTTCAAAGACGATATTGATTACTCTATATTAGATGATGATGATCTTGAAGGTGAACTAGGAGTAATGACCGATGACGTAAAAAAGGCTATTCAGATTGAATTTGAATCGCAAGATTACGCTGAAGCTACGGAGCTTGTCAAGTTCTGGAGAGGTCAGGATGCTTATGTTGGCGGGTTAATCCTTGATTATCTTAGAAAAGAAAAAAGCAAACTATGATAGTCTGCATCCCAAGTAAAGGGAGGCCAGATACTCAGACGTACAAGTTATTTGAAGAGTCTGGTTATGAGGTTTATCATTTTATTGAGCCTCAGGAAATGAGTTCTTACGAAGTACCTAATAAAATAAGCATAGCCGAAAACGACAAAGGAGTCACATACGTCAGGAATTTTATGCTCGACTGGTGTAAACAGAAAAACATTGATTGGGCTTGGTTTTCAGATGATGATGTTAATGGGTTCGGGATATATAACGGGAAGACAGTTAGGTCTGGCGCCCAAGTGCTTAAAAAAGCTGAAGATAAGGCAAAAAGCTTGCCTTTTGAGATAATCGGTTTAAGTTATGTGCAATATGCTTGGACTGAAAAGAAAAGCTATAGCATAAATAGTAAATTTGCTGAAGTCTGCACCCTAATGCACATCTCTAAAATCAATTGGAAATACAATGAAAATACAAAAGAAGACAGGGATTTTGCCATGCAAACTATCCAGAATGGACACGGCATACTCAGGTTCAATCACATTTGGTTTAGCTGCCCAAACGTAGGCAGTAATGCTGGAGGGCTATATGAGTGGTACGCTAGCAAGAAAGACCATCAGGCTGCAAAAAAAATGGCATTGTCTTGGAGTCCTTGGGTGACATTGAAGCAAAAGTCTGACAGATTAGACATAAAGACAGATATTAAAGGCTTTGCGAAACATTGCATGAGGAAAGTTATATGATTAAAGTGCAAATGAAGCCTAATAAGCATTCTAGAAAAATTGGCTCAAGGTGCGAATTTATAGAGCCAAATATTACGGAATCATGTTATTTGTATGACGGTGAAGAATTGGTGGGCGTTTACTTACAAAATGTAGCCGCAGAACACCCAAAGCTCGCCAAGGTTATGGCAATCGCTAATGCTGAGTTTCTTTCTAGCAATGTGCCAAAGACATTGCTTGAGAGGGCTGACGTCATGGCAAAAGTCAAAGCTGGAATGACCAGAGCGGAAGCGAAGAAAGCGGGAACAGTTCAGTACAGTACAATTATCGGAAGTATTCCTCCCAAACCTTTAATGAAAAGAGCCTACCCTAACAGGAGTAGCGTTCATGCTGTTCAGTCCGCTAAAACCTTTATTAAAGCCATGCTAATGGCTTCTAGGCAGATTACTCTAGTAATGGGTCAGTTGCTGCCATGTCACCTTAGAAGTCAATTAGAAGCCGTTTCTGGTGTAGATGACAAATGGAAATTCGGCGATTTATTTACAAGCAGCATCAGCAACTTTAACATTGCCGCTCCTTTTCATAGGGATACCGCAAACATTAAAAACACTTTAAATGCCATTTACACGCATAGGCACAATGCTAATGGCGGTTGTTTGTATGTTCCTGACTATGACGCGTGTTTTGAGATGCCTACAGACAGTCTTTTGCTGTACCCCGCTTGGAGGAATGTTCACGCAGTAACACCAATCGAGCCAATCCACGAAGGCGGTTACCGCAACAGCTTGGTTTTTTATGCGCTTTCAGGGTTCTTAAAATGAAGAAAGGCAATCAAGGCGATGGAGGCGGTAGACCTATAATAGAGTTAACGTCAGAAGAAATAACCCAACTTGAAGCATTAGCGGCTGTTCTTACTAAAGGGCAAATAGCTGATTACTTTAGCATTTCGGAAACCACATTAAGGGCTATTGAAGAACGACAACCAGAAGTTTCTGACGCTTATAAAAAAGGCAGGGTAAAACAATGCGCTAGCATGGGTTCTAACCTTATACAATTAGCCAAGAAAGGTAACGTAGCGGCCAACATTTTCTATCTTAAAACTCAGGCAGGCTGGCGAGAAGCTGAACCGCCACCGCAAGAGATACCTGCTTTTAACATCATAGTGGACGGTCGTGCAACTAACGCTCCCACAGAGTGAAATACTCTTAAACCATTCGCGCTTTAAAACCGTAGTTGCTGGGCGCAGGTTCGGCAAGACTTTCCTATCCGTTAATATGATCCTAAAAGAAGCCGTTACAGGGGTAAACAAGAACTGTTGGTATGTTGCTCCTACTTACGGCTCTGCCAAAGAGATTGCTTGGGATATGCTAATACACACTATCCCGCCTGAATACGTTTCTAAGACCAATGAAAGCAGCCTAACGTTACGCCTTATCAATGGGTCTGTTATATCCTTAAAGGGCGCGGAGAAGCCGAATAACCTTAGAGGCAGAGCGTTAGACTTCTGCGTACTAGATGAATTTGCAGATATGAGGCCAGAGGCTTGGTACGAGGTAATCAGGCCAAGTTTGAGTGATCGTCAGGGCCATGCCGTCTTTATTGGGACACCAAAAGGAAGGAATCACTTTTACGATTTGTGGGCAAAAGGAATTGATGGGGCTAATAATTGGTCTAGCTTTCAATACACGACCATTCAAGGCGAGAACGTACCCGCAGAAGAAATAGAGGCTGCAAGGGCTGACTTAGATGAGCGCACATTTAAGCAAGAATATGAAGCTCAATTCGTTACTTATCAGGGGCTGATCTATTACGGGTTTAGCCGTGAAGACTCTGTATTGGATATAGGGGATGATAATGGTACACTCAACGTGGGTATGGATTTTAACCTAGATCCCATGTCAGCCGTTATATGCTTACGAAAAGGCGGGAAGCTGTACGCTATAGACGAGATTGTCATGTATGGATCGAATACTGATGAGATGGTTGCGGAAATAAAAAACCGTTATCCAAATCGGAATATTATTATTTATCCAGACCCAGCATCAAGACAGCGGAAAACCTCTGCTGGTGGTCGAACAGATTTGTCGATCTTACAGAACGCAGGATTTAGCGTTAAGGCGAAGAACTCACACGCATTGGTCAGGGATAGAATCAACGCTGTGAATAGTCGTTTATTGTCGGTTGACGGTAAGCGTCATTTGTATATCTCCCCGAAATGCAAGCAGACCATTAAGTCTCTTGAACGGCAGACATACAAAGAAGGTACGAGTATTCCTAATAAAGACGATGGGTTTGACCACATGAATGATGCCCTTGGTTACTTAATAGAATACCTGTTCCCTGTTCGGACTGAATACGCTACCCCCCAACCTACTAGGTGGACTTGATGAGATTGAACGCAGATACAACACACCCTGATTATGATAAATACGAAGCACGCTGGGAATTTTATGTTCGCAGCTATTTGGGTGGGCAAGATTATTTTAATGGCGCATACCTAACGCGCTACATTTCGGAAACGACTGATGACTATGACCGCAGGCTTGATCTGACTCCGTTGGACAATCACTGTAAAAATATAGTACATATTTACTCTAGCTTTCTTTGGCGAGTCCCACCGACCAGATCGTACAACAGCGCAGCTAACAATGTAGCACTTGATCCATTCTTGGAAGACTGCGACCTAGAAGGCCGTAGTTTTAATGCGTTTATGCGTGAGTGCCAAATATGGGCGAGCGTTTACGGTCATGTATGGGTGATGATGGATAAGCCTAAGTCTACTGCTGGCACTAAGGCAGAAGAGTTAGCCCAAGACATTAGACCTTATGTCACTATGTTCACCCCTGAGAATGTTTTAGATTGGAACTGGGTCAGAACCCCTAGTGGTCGATTTGAGCTTGATTACTTAAAGGTCAGGGAAAGCGTCATCCGTGTTGACGAAACAACCACAGAGACGTATTACAGAGTCTGGTACAAGGATCGAGTTGAGCTATGGCATTCGGTTAATGACCTAGACAAGCAAATAGAAGTCGATGACAACGTGCTAGGCCGTATCCCTGCCGTCTTCCTGCCTGCTAACCGCAGCGTTACCAGAGGCATAGGACTGAGCGATATATCAGACGCTTCTTACATGCAACGAGCTATCTATCAGGAGCTGTCAGAGATCGAGCAGCTTATACGAATATCAAACCATCCCACACTGGTTAAGTCATTTGGGACTGATGCTAGTGCAGGCGCAGGCGCAATCATTAATATGCCTGATGATATGGATGCCAGTTTAAAGCCTTTTCAGCTACAGCCTAGCGGCCAGAACTTAGATGCTGTTCGCGCATCGATAAGCGATAAGATTCAAGCTATTAACCGAATGAGTCACATGGGCGCAGTTCGTGGCACTGAGGCAATAACCATGAGTGGCGTGGCTATGCAGACTGAATTCCAGATGTTAAATGCCAAGCTATCTGAGAAGGCTGATCTGCTAGAGTTAGCCGAAGAGCAATTGTGGATATTGTTTTGTGATTGGCAAGACATTACTCCAGATATAGAAATATTCTACCCTGACGCATTTGACCTTCGTGATTACGATAAAGAACTGATGTTCCTACAGCAAATGAAAGCAGCAGGTGTGAAGTCTGTTACTTTATCTCAAGAGATAGATAAGAAAATCAGTGACCTTGTACTAGATGATGAAAATCTAGCTAAAGCGCATGCTGAGATAGAATCAGGAACTCAAGTGCTTGGGCAGTTTAACGAGCAGGTTGTTGAGACTGAATTGTAATGGCAGAAGACGTTGATCACGTTGAAGAACTTGCAAGGATAGCTGCGCTAAATCAGCAACGTTTAGCCGCTGCCTTAGTCACGCTAGAAGACCGCATAACTAGCTTACTTGCAGAAGCCCCGTTGCGGAACGGTGATTTATTTGACTTGGAGTGGGCTATACAAGCGCGGTCAGAGATACGCAAAATAGTGGAAGAAGAATACCTTACCGCTGTTGATAGGATAATTCGGGAATATCAAGGTGTTGCATTAAGTGCCACCGAAATGCTTGCCAGTTATGGAGCCTTTACTAAATTAGACCCTAGAATAATCAATCAATTGCAGTCTTTACAGTTTCAAGGATTCCAAGATATAGGAGCTGAATACTTAGATGCAATAGCGAAAGAGGTGTATCAAAACACCTTAACAGGCAGAGCCTTTGCAGAAAGCGTTAAAACAATTAAAGCAGTATCAGGCGGCAGGCTTGCCAAATATGCCAATCAGCAAGTGCATGATTCACTAATGCAGTTTGATGCGTCAATAAATACCGCTATTGGTAAAGAATCTGGTGCGACTAAGTGGAAATATGTTGGCAGGATTATTGAAACTACAAGACCATTTTGCAGAAGGCATGAAGGCAACACGTTTACTAACGATGAAATTGAAGAACTGTGGGCGGGTGATTGGGCGGGTAAAGCGTCTGGTGATCCGTTTATCGTGAGGGGTGGCTATAACTGCGGCCATCAATTTAGACCTGTTTTTGATGAGGAATCATAATGCCAAAAGGTACAGGAACATACGGCTCAAAAGTAGGCCGTCCTAAGAAAAAGAAGAAGTTGATTAAAAAGTAATCACTTATGCTACAATCCAGATTCACCAATACTCTTTTAGAGGCTACGTCACATGAGCGATGAAATCATGGCAACAGAAGCAGAGACTGAAACTGCGGCAGTACAAAGTCAGGAAACCAAGACCTTTACTCAGGATGAACTAGACCGCATTGTTGCGGATCGTGTTGCAAGAGAGCAACGTAAGTTTGACAAGAAGATATCTGGCATTGATCTGGATGACGCGAAAGACTTAATGGCGCAGCGAGAAGCTGCCGAGTTGGAGCGTAAGAAAGAACGTGGCGAGTTTGACTCTATCCTGAAACAAACGGTCGAGAAAAAAGATATGGAGATTCAGAGTTATAAAAGCAAGTTGCAACAGACGCTAGTAGATGGAGCGATCTTAGGTGCTGCTGGTAATAATAACGCTGTTAATCCGACTCAAGTTTCTCAGTTGCTGAAAGACCAAACCAGACTGTCAGATGACGGAACAGTTGAGGTGCTGGACGCAAACGGAACACCGCGATACAATGACAGCGGTGATTTGTTATCAGTCAATGAGATGGTAGCTGAATTCTTGACAGTAAACCCGCACATGGTCAAAGCCTCTCAAGGTGGCACAGGATCGCAGGGTAACGCTGGTGGCTCTACGCAGAAGCCTACATCTGTGGCAGATATGGTTGCAAACTGGGGAAATGGCGGCAAAGAAGCATTTGCTGCTATGAAGAAAAAGTAACCACAAACCACAAACTCATTTTATTGTAAGGTAATTTATCATGGCTGCAACTACTTCCACAACTCTCGACGATCTATTTGTAAATATCGTAGCTCAAGCACGTTTCACTGCTGAAGAGCAATCACTCATGCTTGGCCTAGTTACTATGTACAACATTCAGGCTCAAGCGGGCAAGACAATTCAGGTTCCTAAGTACCCTGCTATTTCAGCGGCTAACTTGACTGAAGGCACTGACATGTCTAGCACCACCGTTTCTACTTCTTCAGTTTCTGTAACTGTTGGCGAAGTAGGCGCACAGGTTCTATTAACTGACATGGCTACTTACGGTGACGGCAACCCTGCTGTTGAGTTAGGTACTGTTCTTGGTAACGCTATCGCTACTAAGATTGATACTGACCTGATCGCTTTGTTTGACGGTTTCTCTGGTTCTATCGGCACTGCTGGTGCAGAGATCACTGTTGCTGACTTGTTCAAGGCTGCTGCAACTCTACGCGCTAACAAGGTTACTGGCGTTATTAATGCTGTTGTACACCCTTTCCAAGCGTACCAGTTGAAAGCTAACCTAACTAACACCTTCGCTAACCCGAACGGTGGCGATTCGCAGAACGAAGCGATGCGTACTGGTTATGTTGGAACTATCGCTGGAATCAATGTTTACGAGTCAGCTAACGTAGCTATTGACGGTGATGGCGACGCTAAAGGTGCTGTATTTGCTCCTGAAGCTCTGATGATCGCTATGAAGCGTGATTTCAACATTGCTCCACAGCGTGACGAGTCTCTTCGAGCATTCGAGCTTAACGCTACTGCTGTATATGGTGTTGCCGAGCTTGATGATTCGTTCGGAATTGAGCTTCTTTCTGACGCGGTACTGTAAGACTAACGACTTGCCCTCCTTCGGGGGGGCATTTCTATTGAGGTATTTATGGCTATAACTTATCGCGGTGAAAGGTTTGACGGTTTTAACAAGCCCAAGCGTACACCTAAGCACGACAACAAGAGTCATGCTGTACTAGCGAAAGAAGGTGATAAGGTAAAGCTAATTCGTTTTGGTCAACAGGGCGCAGATAATAAACCGCCCCGCAAAAACGAGAGCGAAGCAGACAAAGCTAAAAGACGTTCATTCAAAGCTAGGTTTGCCAAAGACATAGAAAGAGGCCGCAAAGATAAAACAGCATCAGCGGCATACTGGGCTGACAAGGTAAAGTGGTAATGGCATATTCAAGTGATGCAGATTTATTAAAATTGATTCCTGATATTCTCGATCTTGGAATCGAGTCTTTTGTGTTGGAGCATCCTAAAGCTCAAGCAGATATTCAACGTGAGTTACGCATTAAGTGGTGGCCGCGAAAGAATATTGCTGGGGAGATGGATACCACTAAATTAACGGACAGCCAGTTTGTTACAGCATCAGCTTACTTGGTGTTGTGGCGTTACGCATTGCCTCAACTTACTAACTGGGTAGACGGTGATAGATTCGGTAATATGATCGACTTCTACAAGGCTCGTTATAACGAAGAACTTGAAGCCGTATTAAGTGATGGCGTTGATTATGATGAAGATGGCGATGGCACTGTAAAGTATGACGAAAAGCAGCCTGTCGGCCAGTGGCTAAATAGATAATGGAAGTACAAATTAATACCAACCTTCAAGATATTAGAAGGCGTGTAGGAAAGAAAGGTGAGGAGCTTTCAGCAAGCATCAAGAAAGCACTATCGATCACTGCTCAGGCTGGCATCAATATCATTGAGGCTAGAACGAGTAAAGGTGTTGGCTTTAAAGGAAAGTTTAAAGCTTATACACCAATATATGCTGCTTTTAGGCAAAGTCGAGGCAGAAGCGCAAAGCCTGATTTGCAGTTTACAGGCCAGATGTTAGGTTCCATGACCTCAAGAACGACAAGCAAACAAGCTGAGATATTCTTTAGTAGGGCTACTGAATCTAAAAAGGCCGCGATGAATAACATCAAACGCCCTTTCTTTGGCTTTAATAAAAAAGAACAAGAAAAGTTAGGTGAAGTATTCTTTAAGGCATTAAAATGAGTATAAGAGAAAACATTGCTAACAATTTGGTGGCTACTCTACAGGTGGTGACTGCACCAATAGGAATTAAGTACGTTACGAGAGAGCCTTTTGATTTTACTAAACTCTCAAGCGCACAGTTTCCAGCTATATTAGTTCGCAGTGCTGGAGAAGACAGGGAAGATAGTACACTGGGCGGTTCAATTAGTCAGCGCATGGCTACTATCAATTATGAACTCATTTGCTACGTTAAAGGCACAGTCATTGACTCAGCCCGAAATAACATAATCGAAGCAGTTGAAGAGGCTCTTGATGTTGATCGTCTACGCGGGGGGTATGCCCTTAATACGCAGATAACTAATATTGAGATTGATGAAGGTTCTATTGATCCCATTGGTGGGGTTATTATTACAGTTCGCGTGTTGTACCAATACACTCGCGGCACAACTTAAACTTAAATTAAAAGGTAATTAATCATGGCGACTAAAACAGGCGCATCAGGTGTAGTAAAGTTACAAGTATCGGGTACGACTGTAGCCGTTGTGGGAGAGGTACGGTCATTCACGTTTGATGGATCAGCCGATACTATCGAAGATTCAGTAATGGGTGATGTCTCGCGTTCTTATAAAGCAGGTCTGAAGACTAACACAGTATCTATCGAATGCTATTGGGATGAAGCAGATGCCCAGCAGTTAGTTATAGATGAACGTGCAAGTTTGGACTTTGAAGTCTATCCAACAGGCACTGGTAGCGGAGAGACTTTCTACTCTGGTACTGGCATTGTAACTTCACGCTCAATTACTGGTTCTTTTGACGGAATGGTTGAGGCCAGCTTTAGCATACAGTGCAGCGGAGATGTAACCGAAGCGCAGGTATAATCTAAACAACTAGGAGAATAGTTATGGGTTTAGCGAAAGAGTTAAGAAGCAGAAGAAAGGTTAACGCTAGAGAAGTTTTAGTGCCTGAATGGGGTGACGAATCTGGGGCGTTTAAGTTGTATTGCAGGAGCATTACTTGCTATGACTTAGATCAGTTACAGAAGAAGCACCCCAACTTTCTTCAAAACACCACTATCGGTGCAATGGTAGATTTGATCTGTATGAAGGCAGAAGACGAAGGCGGCAGTAAGCTGTTTAATTCTTCTGAAGATCGACTTGACCTGATGGGTGAAGAAACAAATGTTATATCTGAGATTGCTAACCAGATGTTTGCTGATATAGAGACGGTAGAGGCACTTGAGGGAAACTAAAAAGCGATCAGTCAAGGATGAACCTGCTTTCCTTGGCTGACCGCCTACACATTACAATAGAACAAGCAGAATATATGCCCCTCAACCATTTTCACGAATGGATGGCCTATTTCAAAATACAGAGCGAATCTAATGGCTGAAAATGTAAATATTGTAATTAAGGCTTTTGATAAGACAGAGGCAGCATTTGCAGGCATTCGCAATGGTTTTGCAAAGATAGGCAAAGCCGCAGATAAAGTTAAAAAGCGATTCCCCGCCCTTACTAAAGTTGTAGGCGCATTTGCCACTGTAGCTAAAGCTGCAATAAAAGCTGTGGTGGTGGCATTTACTGCTGCTGCTGCTGCGATGACTGCCCTTACCATTTCTTCTTTCAAATCTGGAGATCAATTAGCAAAGACAGCAGATAAGATAGGCGTAACAACTGAGGCGTTGGCTGGCTTGCGTCATGCAGCAGAGCTTACAGGCGTTTCTGCTGGCACTATGGATATGGCTATGCAAAGGCTTACCCGCAGAGTTAGTGAAGCTGCTAACGGCACAGGCGAGGCTGTAGGTGCATTACATGAGCTGGGTATCAACGCGGCAGAACTGGAGCAATTACCTTTAGATCAGCAGATGAGTGTTATCGCTGATTCTATGGCTAAAGTTAAAAACCAGTCTGACAAAGTTCGTTTAGCAATGAAACTGTTTGACTCTGAAGGTGTCGCTCTTGTTAATACGTTAGCGGGTGGCTCTGAAGGGTTAGCTAAGATGGCAGAAGAAGCCAATATTCTTGGCCTAGCAATGAGCAGAACCGACACAGCTCAGATTGAAGCTGCTAATGATTCTATTCTTAGGGCTAAAAGCGTATTTACTGGTCTGGGTAATCAACTTGCTGTAGCTTTTGCTCCTATTATTGAGATGGTGGCAAACCTGTTTAGGCAATCTGCTGTAGACAGTGCTGAGTTTGGAAATGTTGGACAGCGCGTAGCTGATGCTTTAGTTACTGCATTTGCTAAAGTGCAGGGTGCTTTACACTCAATGTCTATTTTTGCCAAGCAAACCAAGTTGGTTTTTTATCAGCTTGCTGTCTTTATTGGTAAAGAGTTAGTCGATTCGATTCGCCCCTTCATAGGTCTTTACGATGCTATCGCTGACAAGTTAGGCAAGCCAATAATCGGTGATGGAATTACTGCATTTTTTAATGAAGCCAGTGCTGGCGTACAAGAGTTAAAGAACGAAATACAGTTAATGCAAGAAATGAATCCAGCGGAAGGTATTCTTGCGGCATACGAAGAAATTAAAATAGCCAGTCGTGAAACAGCAGCAGTCGTTGCTGCAAACTCACCAGCAGCAATATTAGCCGCTGAAGGTGATAAGGTTGCTAAGAAAGAAACATTCCAAGAAAAAGTTAGAAGAAAAGCCGCAATAGACTTAGCTAAATTCAACGCTTTAACAGAAACAGAAAAAACTCAACAGGTAGTCGGGGAACTTGGAAAACAGTTTGCCGCATCTGCATCACACAGTAAAAAACTATTCGCTGTAAATAAAGCCTTTCAGATTGGGCAAGCAATAATGAATACTTATGCTGGAGCATCAAAAGCACTAGCAGCATACCCGCCCCCTCTTAACTTTCTGATGGCTGCGGGTGTTGTAACTGCAGGTCTTGCTCAAGTTGCACAGATTAGATCGCAATCATTTGAGGGCGGTGGTTTTACTGGGGGTGGGGCAAGGTCAGGAGGCGTTGATGGCAAAGGTGGATTTCCTGCAATTCTTCACCCTAACGAGACTGTTGTTGACCACACTAAAGGGCAAGGAATGTCGCCTTCTGTTAATATAGTTATTCAAGCTAATGACACTAGAGGATTTGACCAACTGTTGCAATCTCGCAGAGGCCAGATCATTGGTATAATTAATCAGGCTATGAATAATAAAGGAGCGTCGAGTATAGTATGAGTGGAACATATCCCAACACCCCCGTATTTAACTCTGTAGGATTTATATCTAAATCTTACAACCTTATGAGTGAAAGCCTTTCGGGGAGGACTCAGGTCAGGAATATTGGAGGTCAAAGATTTGAGTTTAAAGCTACTTACCCGCCTCTCACCGCTACAGAGTTTGCGCCAGTTAATGCTTTTGTGATGGCTCAGAATGGTATGGCTGAAACCTTTCAAATTGTATTGCCTGAGATCAGTTCAAAGTCAGGCAACGCTACAGGAACTGTGCAGACCGTTGGCGCAGATAGCATAGGCGAAACGTCTATTGTGATAGATGGATTGTCTGGGACTATAAAGGCAGGCGATGTTATAAAGTTTGCTAATCATAACAAAGTCTATATGGTCGTTTCTGATTTAACAGGCTCTGGCACTTTGACTATTCAGCCTGCCCTGCGTGAAGCAACCGCAAACGACACTGCGATTACTTACGATAACGTACCGTTTACTGTACGTCTTAACAATGACGTTCAAGAATATTCTTTGGGACTTGCTTCTCTGGTAAAGTATGAAGTTGATTTTATTGAGGCAATCTAATGACCAGAGTAATCAACCCTACTACAGTAGCGGCTTTACAGAATGACTCGTTCAACTTTGCGACTTTAGTTTATTTTGGGTTCTCAACTGCTATTAGAATTACAGATTGGGATAGGAACATATCTGCATTATCTAGCACTTGGTCTAGTAGTGGCAATTTTCTACAGTTCAGCTCTTCATCTGAATCCGCAGAACTAGCCGTTAATGGCATAGACATTACCCTAAGTGCTGTTGAGCAAAGCTATGTCAGTATTTTCCTTACCCAAAACTATGTGGATGTTCCTGTTCAGTTATACAGAGCAGTGCTTGATAACAGCGATTCTATTGTGGGGGCACCTATACTGGTCTTTGATGGCTTTATCACTGGCTTTTCTATAGAAGATAGCGAAACCTCTAGTGAGATTAACGTCACTACAGCCTCACATTGGGCTGACTTTGAAAAGTTAAATGGCAGAAAAACAAACCACAACTCTCAAATATTGCACTTTCCAAATGACGAAGGTTTTGAGTTTGCCGCAAAAACAATTAAAGATTTAAAGTGGGGGAAAGAATAAATGGCATTTTGGGCTGTTGCAGCATTATTTGTAGTATCTGCTGGAGTTACTTATGCCAGCATTCAAAAAGCCAAAAAGCAAGCTAAAAAGCAAGCTGATGCAATGGCTGGCGTCCTTGTTAATAAGGAATCTAACATTGAGCCTCTTCCTGTTATTTATGGCACAAGACGCGTAGGGGGTGTGCGGGTTTTCGTAAGCACTAGGGATGCTTCTGGTGGCGACCCAAACGAATTTTTATACATTGCTTTGGTGTTATGTGAGGGTGAAGTGGATGCTATCACTGATATATTTATTGACGACAAGCCTATTACTGATAGTCAATACTCAGGGCTTTACAGCTTCAATGTGCATCTTGGCGCAGACAATCAAGGGTACGACAGTTTATTAACGCAAGCTAATTCTGGATGGACTACAGCGCACAAATTAAGCGGAGTTGCCTATATAGCAATTAGATTGAAATGGGATCAAGACGCTTTTGGCGGCATTCCTGATATTACCGCATTAGTTAGAGGCAAGAAATTATATGACCCTAGAAGCCCTAGTGCTGCTGCCGCATATAGCGATAATCCTGCTTTATGTATTCGTGATTATCTAACTAATAGCAGATACGGTAAAGGTCTTGCTGCGTCTGCCATTGACGATACCGCATTTTCAACAGCAGCTACGGATTGCGATGAATCAGTAACATTTTATTCAGGCGGGGCTACTGGGCAGAAGTTATTTCAATCTCATGCGGTTTTGCAAACTGATGAAACCTTATTTTCAAACATTAAAACACTGCTTCAAGGCTGTCGTGGATTCCTTCCCTACACGCAGGGAACTTATGGGCTAAAGATAGATAAGTCAGGTTCAGTCGTTTATGCCTTTGATACCGAGACAATAGTTGGCGGCATTTCAATCAAGGGTGAGGAAAAGAAAGACAAATTTAACAGGATGATTGTGAAGTTCCCTAACGCTGAACTTGATTATCAGCCAGATCAAGCAGTGTGGCCTGACGCTGGGTCTAGCGAAGAAACAACTTTCCTTGCTGAAGATGGCGGGACTTCTCTTATTGAGAATATAGATTTGGAAACGGTTACCAATTTTTATGTTGCCCGTGACTTAGCTAGGGTTATGCTCAGAAGGTCGCGTAGTGCTTTGAGGGCTTCTTTTACTGCAACCAGTGAGTCAATACAATTAAGCGTTGGGGATATTGTTACTGTTACACATCCTACTCCAGCTTGGAGTGTAAAGCCATTTCAGATTGAAGAGATAACTTTAAATTACAACGGAACGTGTACTGTTAATGTTTTGGAGTACGACAGTTCAATTTATACTTACGATACCTCTGCTGAAGAAATTGTTTATCCAGCACCAAATTTGCCTAACCCATTTAGTGTCATAGCCCCAACAAATCTGCAAACATCCGCAGCAACAAGCGTTGCCTTAGATGGAACAATCGTGACCTCTGTTGAGGTGTCATGGACTGCAAGCACCGATTCATTTGTTAGCCAATACGATGTTCAGTGGTCAACAGATAACACTAACTTTCAATCTGTAGTCACAGATGACACTCGCTTTACAATATCGCCTGTCATTGCTGGTACGACCTATTACACGAAGGTTAGATCAATCAATAGCTTGGGTGTTAAAAGCTCTTTTGTATCTGCTAACCAAGGGTCTGTTGGCGACACTACGGCTCCTGCTTTGCCGACATCTCTGTCAGCTACGGCTGGTTATAAGTCAATTAGCCTAAAGTGGACTAACCCTGCTGACAAGGACTTTTCTAACGTAGAAGTCTATCGAGCAACTTCTTCAGGCGGAACTTATGTCGAAGTAGCGACTGTCGGTGGAGGATTTAGCGCAGTAACGGAATTCTTAAACGGTGGCCTTGCTGATGCTACTGCTTTCTACTACAAGTTTAAGTCAGTGGACTACAGCGGAAATAAGTCAGCATTTACAGGCGTGGTTTCAGCCACTACTAATGCCGCAGCAATTAACGGCACAGATGGAACAGACGGCACAGACGGCACAGACGGCACAGACGGCACAGACGGAAGTAATGGCGCGGCTGGCCCTAGAAATGCGGCAGGATATGTTTATTATTCTTTGACATCAGCTAGCGCACCCTCAAGCCCGTCTGCAACATCTTATAACTTTGGTACAGGATCATTTGGCGGCCTTACTACTAATTGGTCACGAACGCCCCCAACCAATACTGGTGGTGACGCTAAATACTGGGCTACAAGCTACTATGTTACTGAGGCTACATTAGGCGGCACTCAGACACTAGTATTTGCAACTCCGTTTTCATCGTTTAACTTTGATGGGCTTGTTACGTTTACCAATTTAAACTCTGAGCTAGCCGATGCCTCAAGCACTGAAATTACTACCATTAATGGCGGTCTAATAAAGACTGGGCTAATTAATGCTAATAGAGTACAAATTGACGATGCTACCATCGACACAGATGGAAGCGGCAATCTTATAATTAAAGCAGGAGGAGTAGGCACAACTCAAATAGGCGACTTGCAAGTAAGCACTCTAAAGATTGCAGATCAAGCTGTGACAATCCCAACGTCTACGTCATTAGCCAGCTCATATACTTTTAATAGTACAACAGCGTCTTTGTTTATGACTTTAACCTTTACAGGGAGCGGGGCTGCGGCAGAGGTTCTTGGTAACTTCGCTGCTGGCGGGAGTGGCGCGCCTTATTTGCAATTAATTTATCACCTTAATGACGTAGAAGTGAGGTCTAGGAATTACGCCTATGGAGGAACTGAAGTTTTCCCTATTACTACTCTTAGCGGCACTAACACGATAAAGGTATACGCGAGAAAATATAGTGCTTCAGGTGGAACAGTTATTATTGCAGAAGGCTATGTGCGAACTCTGGAAACCAAAAAATGATTAAACTTTATTCTGTTATTAATACTGAAACAGGCAAAGTATTGCGGCATCTTCAATGCTTAGAAGCTGATTCTGCACTAAATGTATATGATGGCGAGTCCTTAGTGGAAGGTATAATTTCTGCTGAAATTGAAGAGTCAACTTTTCAGACATTGCGAACGATACGCGGTATCTTATTATCTACTTCAGACTGGACGCAATTCCCTGACAGCCCTTTAACAACCGAACAGAAAGCAGAGTGGGCAACCTACAGGCAAGCATTAAGAGACATTCCTGCAACCTATTCTGATGCTGACTCACTTGATGCTATAATATGGCCGATACAGCCAGAGGTTTAATATGATTTACCAATTAGTACAAAGCGACCAAGCCCCGCAAGTACAAGCAGTGCTTACAAGGCAAGACGATAGCTCAGTGATTGACTTCTCTGGCGGCAGTTGTGCGTTAAAGTTTAGAGCTAAAGGTACAACAACTATCCTGTTTACTCTAGCGGCAGCAGATGTGGGCGGTAACTTCGCGGCTGGTATTGCTGTATTCTCTTTCTCAGGCACTCAGCTTGACTTGAGTGAGGGCTATTACGAAGGTGAGATTGAAATCACCTACGATGGAGGAACTGTCGAGACGGTCTTTCAGGTATTAGACTTCTACGTTAGGGCTGATTTCTAATGATTAAAGCGGTTATTGCTTTTAAGAAAGCGGTTGCTACTATTGGCTTCAAGAAGGCCGTTGCTGATATTAACTTCGGTGATTTCCTGATCTTCAGGTTTTTCTTTGATGCGCTGGGAATTACTGACATCCCCGCAAAAAGCGTAGGTAAAACGGTAACTGATTCACAGTCACTTTCTGATGATAGCTTTGTTGGGGTAGGCAAGACAGCCTCTGACACTTCATCTACTACAGACGTTGTAGCTTTAGGCGTTACGACTGCTCATAGTGATTCTGCTAACTTCTCAGATGCAATAGATACATTTGCGATAGGCAAGATAATACAAGACTCTCCCAGCGTGGGTGAGAGCATCTTTATAGAAACTGCTTTCAACAGGGAACACTCCGACACTTTCTCTGCCGCTGAGTCGATTAGCTTGGGCGCAGCAAAGGTCTTTACAGACACTTATGGGGCTGCTGATAGCTCGTCAGTGCAATTTAGCAAGGCTCTAGTTGATTCATCCGCAATGACAGATGCCGCAGCATTAGGCCAGAACAAGACTTTGGCCGACTCTTTAGGCGCAAGCGAAAATCAGAATATGGACTTTCACAAGTTCATTAACGAGATAACTGGAGTAACTGACGATCTTGATGGGGAGGCTACGGCTAACGATGATCAGGAAATGACGTATACAAAAGTTAGGTCAGACTTGGCAACCATTGTCGATCTGTTCGCCCATTCCACTGGAAGGGGTTTAAGTGATACAATCGGGTCATCCGATGCTGGTTCTTTGCGCGGTCAAGGCTATTGTGCGTTTGACTACTTTGAAGCCGATTATGTCGGCTACTCTCAATCTTTTTAAACAGGTGATTTATGATTAATGATAACTTAAAGCTTCGCGGTGATGTTGCGATAGTATTGAAAGACAAGAACGGCAACGTAAAAGAAAGCCGTGAAATAAACAACTTAGTGGTTAGTGCAGGATTGACCTTTATTTGTTCAAGAATGGCTGGCGCAACTGCTGATGTTATGTCTCACATGGCACTCGGTAGCGGTACTACTGCTGCGGCTACTGGTGATACTGATTTAGAGTCGATTCTAGGCTCTAGGGAAGCGTTAGACAGCTCTACTGCATCAAGTAATACCATTGCATACGTTTCTTCTTTTGAAGCGGGAGAAGGCACAGGCGCGGTTACAGAGGCAGGCGTATTTAATGCTGCAACTTCTGGCACTATGCTTTGCCATGTTATTTTCCCAGTCGTCAATAAGCAAGCTGACGATACGATGTCAGTGACTTGGACTATTACTCTAACCGCATCTTAATTATCAGGGGCTACCTATGTCTACAATAGTAACAAGGGCAGGCAAAGGCTCGCCCCTTACAAATACTGAAGTTGATAGTAACTTCACGAACCTGAACACCGATAAGGCCGAGCTATCTGGTGCGGCCTTTACGGGTGCTATCACTACCAATTCTACGGTTGATGGTGTAGATATTGCGACAAGAGATGCTATTCTAACCAGTACAACGACCACTGCTAATGCCGCGCTTCCTAAGGCTGGCGGTGCGATGTCTGGTGCAATTACAACCAGTTCTACTTTCGATGGTCGCAACGTGTCTGTTGACGGCACCAAGTTAGACGGAATAGAGGCGAGCGCAACAGCAGATCAAACTGGCGCACAAATCAAGACAGCCTATGAAGCTGAGACTAATGCTTTCACAGATGCTCAGTTTACCAAGTTAGGTGGCATAGAAGCATCCGCAGATGTAACCGATGCTACCAATGTCACAGCGGCAGGCGCTCTAATGGATAGCGAATTGACATCCATAGCGTCTGTGAAGGCTTTAAATCAAGGTGTGGCAAGTACAGATAGTCCTACTTTTGCGGCTCTTACGAGTACTGGTGAGATAGCGGCCAACGGTGGTATAGCTCTGGGTGATAACGTCAAGGCTAAATTTGGTGCTGGGGGTGACTTAGAAATCTACCACGATGGTACAGACAGTTTCATTAGCGACCAAGGAACAGGAAACATAAAGATACTTGCTAATGACTTTAGGTTAGCAAATGCGGCTAATAACCAGCTACTTATTGCTGCTGATCAAGGTGGTTCTGCTACGCTATATAACGCAGGAGGAGCCAAACTAGCCACCACCTCCACAGGCATAGATGTCACTGGTACTGTGGTAGCTGATGGTTTGACTGTTGATAGCGGAAGCGGGAACTCGCAATTATACATTTTAGCCCCTGATACAACTTCACGCTCTCAACTTATATTTGGTGATAGTGCTGACACCAATGTAGGCAGTGTTCAATACGACCACTCTGATGACTCTATGCAGTTTCATGGCAATAATACTGGCGAACGTATGCGTATAGATAGCTCAGGTAACGTAGGTATAGGTACGAGTTCATTGACATCTTTAGCTAGTGGTAGAACAGTACTGGAAGTTAATGGTTCTTCAGCTTCAGCTTTGATTAATATGAGTGTTAATGGCACTAGGCAAGGCTATATATTCACTGATACTACTGATATGAATATATACAATGTTGATAATGGTTCACAGGTTTTTGGTACAAACAACACAGAACGCATGCGCATAGACTCAGCAGGCAACCTGTTGGTGGGTACTACTGCTACAGACACAGCCGCAGTTGGTTTTAGGTACAGGTCATCTTTAAATGCTATTTCATCGGTAGCTGACGGAGGGGTAGCCGCTTATTTTGGCAGACGTAGTTCTGATGGAGACATTGTAACCTTCCGTAAAGACGACGCAACTGTTGGGTCTATTGGTGTCGTGGGTGGTTCAATTATATTAGGTAGAGGAGACACCGCATTAGCTCTTAATGATGTTTTAGACGCTGTATATCCCATAGAAGCAGATGGTACTCCGAGAGACGCGGCTATTGATTTAGGACGTTCTGGAACATCTGGTCGCTTCAAAAACCTATACCTATCAGGCAACGCAAACTGCGAAAGAGTCATCACTACCCATAATGGTGATTGGGGTATTGAAATGTATGGAACTGGTGGCTATAGGCTTCGATTCCATACATCAGCAGGCGGTAGCGGTCAGGTTGGCAGTGTTACTGCTGGAACATCCTCAACAAATTATAACACATCCTCAGACTACCGCCTAAAGACTGACGTTCAACCAATGACAGGCGCTACAGCTACCTTTAAGCAGCTAAAGCCTGTTAACTTTGAGTGGATTGCAGATGGTACTCGCGTAGATGGTTTCTTAGCCCATGAGCTACAGGAAGTTATTCCAGCAGCAGTCACAGGCTCTAAAGACGCAATGCGTGATGAAGAGTATGAAGTCACTGCGGCTGTCTATGAAGACGTTACTACTCCTGCGGTTGATGCTGTAGACGCTGTGCTTGATGAAGATGGCACTATCGTTACTGAAGCAGTAGAAGCTGTAGAGGCGACCACTGAGTCCGTGTTAGTCTCAGAAGCTGTCACAGATACTCGTAGCGTCCCAGACTACCAAGGCATAGACCAATCTAAACTTGTACCTCTATTGGTATCGGCTTTACAGGAAGCTATTGCTCGTATTGAAGCACTGGAGGCTGTGTAATGGAACTAATACTAAAGAGCCTCAAGTCTAAGACTGTACAGTTCTCCATAGCCCTCGCAGTCCTGAGTATCCTTCAGGGCTACGTAGGCTTCTTGCCTGTTAGCCCCGCAGGACAGGCTACGGTGGGATGTATAATCGCAAGCTGCGTCACTGTGCTTAGATTTGTAACCACTACTGGCATAGCTGACAAGTAAAGGAGACTACCATGCTTGCAGAGATTGCAATTGCTAATGCAGCATTTGGTGTAATAAAGAACGCTATTAGTAATGGTCAAGAACTGCACAGCGTGGCTACTCAGGTAACAAGCTACTTTGACTCCAAAAGCTCCATTGCTAAGAAGGCTAAGAACGGTGGTAGCAAGTCCGACATGGAAGCATTCATGGCTCTGGAGTCTCTAAAGGATCAAGAGACTCAGCTACGGGAGATTATGATCTATGCAGGTCGAGCCAATATGTATGACGATTGGCTAAGGTTTCAAGCTGATGCTAAAAGAGCTAGGGCGCAGGAAGAGAAAGAGACTCAATACGCTAGTGCTAAACACAAGCAACAAATACTAGAGTTCTTTACTATAATTTGTACAGCAGTTGTTGCCATACCTGTAGTGGGTGGAGCGGTGTACATCATTCTTATGATTTTAGGAAACTAACATGGCAACAGTATCTGAAGCACTATTAAAACTTGAAGCGCATGAACGAGAATGTGCTGTTCGCATGATCAGCATTGAACGCAGGTTAGACGCTGGGGCGCAAAGGTTTAAGAAATCTGAAGCCATGTTAATTAGTATGTATCCTTTAATCATTGGTCTTTTCATCTTAGAAAAGGTGTTCTAATGAGCATTCTTAATTCTTTAATTGGTCCCGTAACGGGACTCTTAGATAAATGGATACCCGATGCGACGATCAAGGCAGAACTTGCGGCAGAAATCAATTCACTTGCAGAACGCAACGCGCAGGAGATTGCACTGGCGCAAATTGAGCTTAACGCATCAGAAGCAAAGGGAAGCGGATTCCAAAGAAACTGGCGACCAGCTACAGGCTGGGTCTGCGTCCTTGGCTTTGCAGTCAACTTCTTAATCTCACCTTTGGCCGCAGGGTTTGGTGTAGATATCCCTCAAGCTGATACTGGTACAATGATGCCTATTCTTATGGGGCTATTAGGTCTTGGCTCTATGAGGTCGTTTGAGAAGACTAAAAAAATAGAAGGTAAATAACATGGCTAAATCACCTAAGAAAGAAAGTGGCTTCTTTAAGGCCAAAGAGCTGACCTGCAAATGCGGATGTAATACCACAGAATTTGATCTAGGGTTTCTTGCTACCCTAAATGCTATTCGCGAAGAGTGCGGATTTAGCTTTGCCCTATCATCTGCGTACAGGTGTCCGCAACACCCCATAGAAGCGCGTAAAGAGGTCACAGGAGCGCATTGCACAGGAAAGGCAGTAGATATACTAGCCAACGGAGAAAACGCCTTAGAGATCATTAGAGTGGCACAGAAGCACGGTATACAAAGAATAGGCATACAGCAGAAAGGTGGCGGCAGATTCATACATTTAGATGGCTGTACCGAAGATGATGGCTTTCCTTGCCCTGCCCTATGGTCATATTAATTTGATGTGATATACTTATTTCGTGTCTTGAAGGCACACGGGAGTATATTTCGACCCCTTGTAATCCCCCCTTCGCCCCTTCATTGGGGCTTTTTTTCGCATTCTACAAATATAATTAACTAAAAGGTTTACATTAAGGCAAATAGAGCGTATCGTTATACCTCAATTAATAAAACAAGGTAATAAATTATGCAAAATTACAACGGCTGGACTAACCGCAACACTTGGCTAATCAATCTTTGGTTCGGTGACATTATCCGCGAACAGCTAGAAGAAGATGCCGCGACTTCTGCAGAAATGGTAGAAGGTATGGTAATGGACTGTATTTATGAGGAAATTAGTCTTTACTCATTAATGCTCAGAGATTTTTGCGATTTTGACGGCATTAACTGGAATGAGATATGGGAGCATCATTGCATGGAAATGGTTTATGGGTTGGAGGAGTCAGCATGAATATTAACGATTTAAGTTATTACGAGCAGGGCGAATATGACGCCTTGCACGGGCATCCTGTAAGGGATGTAGAAAATCCAGAGTATTACTGGGGCTATGCTGACCAGTACGCTCAGGAACAATGCGATACCGCTAACACAAATGCCGAAGGAGGCAATTATGAGCTTATCTAAAGAAGTCTGGCAGACCCTATCTGCCGTTGATGTATCTAAGCATATTGAGAAGAAAGGCAACCTGTCTTATTTATCATGGGCGTGGGCATACGGAATTATGATGGAGAATTATCCTGACCTCCATTATTCTTTTGAAGAGGACAAGTGCGAAACTACAGGCACTGTTGAGATTAGATGCAGCGTTCTTATTACTGAAAACGACCAGTCAATGATGCGATCAATGTGGCTTCCTGTTATGGATCACAGAAACAAAGCGATTACTGGCCCTGACAAGTTTGCTGTTAACTCTAGCAAGATGAGATGTCTAGTTAAGTGTTTTGCCATGTTTGGATTAGGTCACTACATCTACGCAGGGGAAGATATTAACCCTGTAATTGCTAATGCGGTTATTAGTGATCATCAAGCAGCCGAGTTAATCATGCTCATGGATGAACGTGACGCTGATACTATCGCGTTCTGTAAGCACTTTAAGTGTGAAAATCCCTACAAATTGCTTGCTTCTCAATATGACAGGGCTATGCATGCTTTGCGTAACAAGAAGGCTCCTCAAGGATGATTATCTTAGATCATGAGCAAGGTACTGAAGAATGGTTTGCTGCGAGACTGGGCAAACCTTCTGCAAGTAACTTTGGAAACCTCTTAACCACTACGGGCAAACCTTCTACATCTGCAGACGGGTATATCAATCAGCTTATTGCAGAACGTCTTACAGGCAAATCTGAACCGTTTTACGTCAATGAACACATGACAAGAGGGACTGAACTTGAGCCTGAAGCGCGAGAAGCCTACGAATATATCACAGGATATAAAGTAACAGAGCATGGATTTATTCTTGATGATAGCGAAGAGTTTGGCTGTTCACCTGACGGCATTATTTATCACAATCCCAAGTACATGACTGGGCTAGAAATAAAATGCCCAGCGGCTAAGACTATGGTCAAGTATAGTCGCGACCCTCAATCTCTAGGGAAAGCTTATTACCAGCAGATACAAGGCTGTATGTTGGTTACAGGTGCCGCATCTTGGGATGCTTTTGCGTTTCACCCAGAAATACCCCCCGTTATGGTTACTTTTTGTCGTGATGAGGGTTATATATTAAAATTGGCCGAAGAAGTAAATAAGGCTGTAACTGTAATACTAAACCAAGTGGAGAAAATTAAATGAGCGATTACGAAATGAAAGATAACGCAGGCACTTTATTTGTGAATGATAAAGGCGATAACGACAAACGCCCTGACAGGACGGGAGATGCCATGATTGATGGCGTTGTTTACAAAATGTCTGGCTGGATTAATACCAGCAAATCAGGAAACCCATATTTGTCTGTTAAGTTTAGCCGCAAAGACGAGGTTGTTTCTGCACCGCCTGCGAAAGCCCCTGAAGATATGTCTATTGCAGAATTAGAAGATGACATACCTTTTTAAATCTACCGCCCTCTTCGGGGGGCAAACCAAGGAATTACCATGACATTGATAGACGCAGGCAAATGCCTCAAAGCAGCCCAGAAAGATCAGGGAATGAATAGTCGAGAACTTGCTAAAATAACCTGTACATCGCCACAGCAGGTATTAAGATGGCGGTCTAATAAAAATATGAAGTTGCACACTATGCAACTATTGATCGAAGCTTTAGATATAACGATTGATGATTTCATAGAATTTGGCTTAAATAAGCAAAAATGATGGTTTTGGTTTACTTTAGTGTAAATAGCAGGCATCATTTAAAAAGTGATCGGGCTAGAGGCTGACGGACTCCTTAGATTAAACGTCAGAGCGTGGTTGACCCTCCAGACATAGCCCCTGCGATAACTCGGTAGTTATCAAAGGATAGGTTGGATATCCGATACGGTCACGAATTATTACCGCAGAGTTGCTTTAGCCCTTTGATCGTAAATTTACTTTTTTAAAGTAAAAGGGTTTATATCATCTTGAATATATTGTTTTTAAAAGAAAGTAATCAAAAAACCTTTATTAATAACACTTGGTGAGGCTTGCCGAACCATTAGGAGAATAAAATGGATATGCACATTGAGAAAGCATGTCAGTTTTTAAAAATGTCTGAAGAACAAGTTTTGAGCTGGATTACATCAATGGAACATTGCTACTTTACTTATATATCTGATGAAGGTGTAGGCGCGTTTTACACTGATGGCGATGATGGTTTGATTTGGTTTGATCCTGATTGCGAAACATTTGAAGAAGAAGGCATCAAGGTTTCAGTAATGGGTAATTACTGCGATATTGATTTTGAGTCAATGCACAAAATACATTCACTGCTATCGGGGTATGATGACTTATGATTATCATTCCTAGCGTTAAGAACCATCAAGAAGCCAATCAAATGGCTACCAATAAAGCGTTCAATGGCAAGACAATGCTTCAAAAGGGTTCGGGTCAATACGCTGGCAATCTGGCTGAGTTAGTATTTAAAGACATTCTCGAAATCAAACGTCTTGAACATAAATACACCGCAGCGACTAGCTATCATTTTGATTTTAAAATAGGCAAAGCAACTATTGACCTGAAGGCAAAGCAAAGAACGGTTAAGTGTTTGCCCAGTTATGACACTCACGTTAATCTGTACCAAAAGGATTACCCCTGTCATTATTACATCTTTGCAAGTGTTCTCATCCCGAAAGGAGAAAAGCTGGCTTCTAATGTCAATTTTATGGGATGGGCCAGAAAAGACGATTATTGGAAAACCTGCGAAATTAAGAGAAAAGGGCAAAACTCAGACGGGCTAATTGAGCGCGAAGACGGAGGGAAGAAGAAATACCATGATCTTCAACCAATGGACTCTTTCTTAAATCAGATCGAAATTCATTTATATCAACAAGCATTTGGAGAATGAAATGATATTAAATACTAAAGAAGACTGGCAACCGCCAGAGAAGCTATACGCCAAATGGATCATTGCTTACCCAAAAGTCGATGTGCAGCAAGAACTCAACAAGATGGAAGTATGGTGTGATTCTAACCCCACCAAGAGAAAGACCAAGGGCGGGATTAGCAAGTTCTGCAATAGTTGGTTATCACGTTGTCAGGATCAAGGCGGGAGTTCACCTAGCAGCTTCCAATCAAGACATGCTAACAAAGAAATGCGCTTGAGAGACATTCCTCTGGATGCTTCTTTAACCGATGTATCTTGGATCGATGATCCTTTAGAGAGAAAGATGGCTATTGATTACTATCTCGCTACACGCGGTTTTTATTTCGATGGAAAGGAGATGCAAAATGCCTGCTAGTAACGACCCAAGATATGTAATGTTTAAAGGCGATCACCCCTACTTTGAAGACGGGGAAAGGTACACCTATTCTCAATATTCTAATTGGACTGAGCAGAACTGCGAAGACGGTGGGGTTAAACTATCCACAATAAAAGGCAGACTGGCTAAATCACATTACTGCGAGAATCACCATTTGTTAAGCCCTAAGAAGTTTATGCTGCGGCAAGACAGAGTGGTTAATGCCAAAGGTTTCCACCACGCG